TGCCGGGCGAAGGCGAGAGCGAGTACCTGTTGCGCAAGGGCGTCGGCGCGCATGGCGTGCGCTGGGCGCCGTCCGGAAATGGCACGTTCGCCATCCCCATGACCGACACCGCCGGCAAGGTGTGGGGCCTGCAGATCATCCGCGGCAAGGATCGCGGCAAGAAGCTCGAGAAGGAATACTTCCCGCGCGGGCTGGCCAAGAAGGGCCGCTTCCACCTCATCGGCGTGATCCGCGACCTGGTGCTGGTGGCCGAGGGCTACGCCACGGCGGCGACGCTGCACGAAGCGACGGGCCTGCCGGTGGCGGTGGCGTTCGACGCGGGCAACCTGCAGCCGGTGGCCGAGGCCATCAAGAAAACTTATAAGCGCGCGCGCATCATCGTTTGCGCCGACGACGACTACCTCACCGAAGGCAACCCGGGCTGCAAGGCCGCCGAAACCGCCGCGCTGGCGGTGGGCTGCGATTGGATCAAGCCCGTGTTCATCAGCGACCGCGGCGGCAAGAAGCTGACCGACTTCAACGACCTGGCCGCGCTTGACGGCATCCAGGCCGTGCGCGCGCAGATCCAGGCCAAGGTCGCCGAGGTCGCGCCGGGCCTGCCTCCTGCGCTGGCCGGGGTTTCCTCCCAGCAGGGGGGCGGGGAAGACGGAGCGCGGCTTTCGATGATGACACCGGATGAAGTGGTGATTCGCTTCAGCCCGGTATGGTCGGAGGAGGATGTCTACTACTTCGATCACGTCGAGCGTGTCGTGGTGAAGCGGCAGTCGATCGCCAACCGCATGCCACGATCGGCATGGGATCAGGTCACCACGCACCCGGACTGGAAGCTGAAGCCGGAAGTGCCGCTCGATCGCGTCGACTTCGACCCGAGCGAAGCAGACCCGAATGTGGTCTACAACCTTTGGGGCGGATGGCATGCGATCGAGGCGTCGCCAGAGTGTGGATGCGACGGGATTCTCGACCTGCTGCGCCACCTGTGCAGCCACGAGAAGGACAAGGCCGACGAAATTTTCGAGTGGGTGCTGAACTGGCTGGCATACCCGCTTCAATACCCTGGCGCGAAGATGCAAAGCTGCATTCTCATGCACGGCGGCCAGGGCGCCGGAAAAAACACTGTTTTCGACACGATGCTGGAGATATACGGCCAGCATGCGGTCGAATTCGGGCCAAGTCAGCTCGAAAAGCGCTTCAATGCGCTGTTTTCCAAAAAGATGTTTGCGATCGGCAACGAGGTCGTCGCCAGCCGCGAGGATCTGTACCACGTCAAGGGGCACATCAAGCACATGATCACCGAGCGGCGCTGGGTGGTCGAGGCGAAGAATAAAGACGAGCGCTGGGAGCGCAACTGCTGCAACTTCGTTTTCCTGAGTAACGAAATCAACCCGCAGGCGCTGGACAAGGGCGATCGCCGCCATGGCGTGATCTGGACGCCGCCGGTGCCAGACCCGATCGGCCAGCCGGATGAATGGGCGCGCTGGCAGAAGCTGTGGTCGCGCGCGCACGAAGAGCGCCGCAACGGAGGGCACGCAGCGCTGTACCGCTTCCTGATGGAGCGCGACCTTGAGGGTTTTACCGAGGCAACGTGGCCTCCGATGACGCAGGCCAAGCAAGACCTTATCGACCTCAACATGGACAGCCGCGAGCGGTTCTACACCGGCTGGCGCGAGGAGGCTATCGGGGGGCTTCCGCATATCCCGGTGACCAGCGAGCTGCTGCACGAAGCCTATCGTGTGTGGACGCAGAAGGTCGGCATATCGCGGGCCGTGCCCATGCACAGCTTGATGGCCTACATCGGCAAGCAACCCAACGTCGTGAAGCGGCCCGACAACATCGCCAAGGGCGTCGGCTACGAAAAACGGACGATCGTCTATCCGCATTTCATGCACGCGCCACCGCCAGGCAAGACGAAAGCGGCGTGGCTGGCGGATTGCATCGCCGAATTCTCGGAGGCGCTCGATGCTTACCGTGGGTGAGTGTGTCGGTGTTTGGATACCTTGGATAGGGTCTTGGATACCCCTATCCATAGGCGAAACCCGCGCCGTTATTGGCTTGGATACCTTGGATAGGGTAAAGCGCGCGCATACATGCGCGAACGTAACGCAATTGGCACACATGCACGAACGCGCACGCGCACACGAGCAAACACCCTATCCACCCTATCCAAGCTATCCAAGTGTTGATTTGATTGAAGAAATCTTGGATAGGGTCATGGATACCCCTGGATTCACCCTATCCAAAAGGAGACAGCGATGAGCAAGCCCACGTTTACCGACCCGGACCTGCACACCCCGGCTCATGACGCCATCATGCTGTGGCTGGATTCGAATGTGGATTCGGTCATCAGACCGCATCTGCAGGGTATGTGGCGGTACAACGACAGCACCGCTGTCACCTACCGCAAAGAATGGGAGACGCCGATCGACTACAGGGGAGGCGCGCGCTACATCGACATGCTTATCACAGCAAGCTGGGGCGATAACGGGCCATCGTTGCTGATGGAGATGCAGTTTGCGTGCGAAGTGAAGCCCGTCATTCGATCGGTCGGTGAGCTTATCAGGCAACTGCGACAGTATGAAAAGCCGCGCTCAGAGCGCTGGAAGGTGGCTGTAGTTTCGCCAGACGATCGCTTCGCCAGTGTTATCAGCGAACAAGGCTTCATCTTCATCAAGGCGCCGCAGCCGGAATATGGCCCGCAGGCCGGACTGTTCCAGCAATGAAAACCGCGTCCGGCAACCTCGTCACCCAAGCCGAATTCGCCCGCCTGGCTGGCGTCAACCGTTCCACCGTCCACAAGTGGCTCAAGGCCGGCCGCATCGCCGCCCATCCGTCCGGCCTCATCGACCCCGACGCCGCCATGCGGATGAGGGACGCCACCGAAAGCCCGCTGCCGCACCACCAGGCGCGCAAGGCGCAGTTCGAGCAGGGCAGGATGGGGGCGGCTGATATGGACCAGGCCGAAAAAAACGCGCCAAGGCCCGATTCAGGCCGTCCGGCAACGGTGGAAACGGGGGCGGCAACGGAGGAAACGCCGGACGTGCTCGACCTGGGCGCCCGTCTCAAGCTCGAAACCTGGAAGCTGCAGAAGGCCAAGGCCGAGCGCGAGAACATGGAACTGGACAAGCTCGCCGGCCTGCTGGTGGAGCGCGCCGAGGTCGACTACGTGCTGGCCGACTTCGGCAACACCCTGCGCGGCCTGCTGGAGGGCCTGCCGGATCGCCTGGCAGGTGCACTGGCGGCGCACCGCGGCGATGTCAACGCCATCCACAAGGCGCTCGACGACGCCGCCCACGACCTGCTCACCGAGATGAGCGAATTGATGAAACGCAAAATGGAGGCCCTGCAACAGTGACGTCAGATGAGTATTCGGATTACTTGATGTCGCGTCATTGGAGGCGCTTTCGAATGAAGGTCATTCGAGACCGTTGTTTTTGTGAAATATGCGGTACCAATTACCTAGGAAACAACCAGCGGCACGAGGTCCACCACTGGACATATGCAAACGTGCCAAAAGAAAAAATGGAGGATGTCAGCCTATTGTGCGCACGTTGCCATAGTCAGGCCCACTTAGTTATTGATGGATATGACCCTGGCGATGTAATCAGGCAGTTCGTTATTCACACGGATGGCGGAATGAAGATCGTCAGCAAAAAGATCGACAAAGATTACTTTATTCAGAGCGTGGAATTCATGCACAAGTACGCAAACGGCTATGAATATTGACCGCCGCTCCACCACCGCCATCCCCCACGCGCGCGAGCACTTCTGCCGCGTGCTGGCCGCCGCCTGCAAGCCGAGGCCGCTCACCACCGTGTCGGCCTGGTCGGACAAATACCGGGTGCTCACCTCCAAGGGCAGCGGCGAGCCGGGGCAATGGCGCACCGACCGCACGCCCTACCTGCGCGAGATCCTCGACCAGCTGTCGGCCAGCTCGGCCACGCAGCGCATCGTGCTGCAGTTCGCCGCGCAGCTGGGCAAGACCGAGGTCGGCCTCAACTGGATCGGCTACGTGATGCAGCACGCGCCCGCGCCGATGCTGGTGGTGCTGCCGACGCTGGAGGTGCGCAAGCGCTGGGTGCGCCAGCGCCTGGACCCGCTCTTGAACGAGACGCCGGTGATCCGCGCGCTGTTCGACGCGCGGCGCGCGCGCGATGCGGCCAACGCCGAGGACATGAAGGACTTTCCCGGCGGCATGCTGGTGATCGGCGGCGCCAACTCGCCGGCCAGCCTCGCCTCCATGCCGATCCGCTACGTGCTGTGCGACGAGGTGGACCGCTTCCCGTGGGAGGTCGGCCAGGAAGGCGACCCGCTCGGCCTGATCGACGAGCGCACCAAGACCTTCCCCAGGCGCAAGGTGCTTCTCGTGTCCACGCCCACGGTCAAGGGCGCCAGCCGCATCGAGGGCGAGTACGAGCGCAGCGACATGCGCGAATTCCACGTGCCGTGCCCGCACTGCGGCGAATTCCAGGTGCTGCGCTGGCGCCACCCAGACGGCAGCTACGGCCTCACCCACAGCGAGGCGACCGGCGCCGTGTTCTACACCTGCCACGAATGCGGCGCCCGCATCGACGAGCACCACAAGCCCGACATGCTGGCGCGCGGCCGCTGGATTCCGCGCCACCCCGAGCGCGCCGTGCGCGGCTATTGGCTGTCGGGCATGTATTCGCCCATCGGCCTCGGCTTCACCTGGGCCGAGCTGTGGGAGAAGTGGCAGGACAGCCACGGCGACACCGCCAACCTCAAGCGCTTCATCAACACCACCCTCGGCGAAAGCTGGGAAGAGCAGGGCGACAGCATCGAGGACGTCGCGCTCATCGCACGCCTGGAGGACTACCCGGAGCGCCTGCCCATCGCGCTCATCACCGCCGGGGTCGACGTGCAAAAAGACCGCCTGGAAGCCACCATCGACGGCTGGGGGCCGCATGAGGAATGCTGGCGGCAGGACCACATCATCATTCCCGGCGACACCGCCCGCGCCGAAGTGTGGGAAGACCTGGCCGAGGCCCTGCAGGACGCCGGCGTCGAGTTTGCGGCCATCGACAGCGGCTTCAACACCAGCATGGTCTACGCCTTCGTCGAAAAGCGGCGCTGGTGCGTGGCCGTCAAGGGCGTCACCGGCATGGGCCGCCCGCTGGTCGAAGACGAAAAACGCCGCCGCCAGCGCCTGCGCACCCGGCGCAAGAAGGGCGCCGCCGTCGAGCCGGTGGGCGTCGACCAGGGCAAGGCACTCATCTACAGCCGCCTGCGCATCATGCAGCCCGGGCCTGGCTATGTTCACTTCCCGCGTGACCCAGCCTTCGACGACGAATACTTCGCCCAGCTGGCCGCAGAAAAGCTCGTCACCAAGGTGCGCGGCACCCGTCCGATACAGGAATGGGTGCAGACCCGCCCGCGCAACGAGGCGCTCGACTGCGCCGTCTACAGCTTCGTCGCCATGCGGCTGGCGAATCGGGATCTGACCAGGCCCAATGCGCAGCAGGCAGAAGCG